CTTCCCTACAGGCCCGCACGAGCCGAGAGAATGAGCGAACTCTCACACGACGGCGGTCAAGGCCTCAGGTGGTATCCCGCAGCGGGTCAATAAGAACCGCCGCGAGATCATCCACACTGACGTCATCCGGAGACTCGAGGACCAGAGATGCAGCACCCTCACAGGTGCGCACCAGGGACTCGAGCCTCAGGAAGACGGCCACGAGTGGGAGCTCAACCAGACTCTCGACACTCCTCCCAGAGGAACGCATTAGCTTATTGAGTTGAGTGATATCAACCCTCATCAGATAGTTGATCCCACTCTCCTCAACGCCAAGGGACTTATCGATCAGTCTGATAACCGCCCTAGACAGGATCTCAGACGCCCGACCCTGGATAATATCCAGAGCCGAAGAGTCTGAGAAACCAGTCGAAAGGAGGACAAACTGACCAGAACTCATCTCGCCCCGGAGGAACCGGCCGGCCAGCTCGGCGTCGCGTGCACGCTGCACCCAACGACGAGTCATGGCCTTCCGATGACCCAGAAAGCGAGAGAGCGTCCCAATGCACTCAGGGACCCCTTGCCGGGGGACCAGGCCCTTCCTAGCTTCACCTGCCACCGAAGGAACCAGGAGACTTACGTCACCCAGGTTCGAGATGACAGAGGAAATTGGGAAGGGGGAGACCTCTTCACCGCGGTAAAGGTATCTCTTAGCGAACTCGCACAGGTCCTTAGACGTGTACGACTTCTGATAAGAAATATCAATTCCGAGGGAGAGGATCCTTTCCCGGTATTTCTCCCCAAGCCTCTCATCACCAATCAGGACATCGTCACCAAGGACGACGTACCTGGACCGGTGTCAAGAGATCCCCAGATCCCGGCAGCACCAGTAAACCACAAAGTGGTGAGCCAGTGCGAAGGAATTCCAGGATGAGTATGCCCCCATAGGGTTCCCGACGGAATACCGAACTTCGGAACCGTCGGGGGCCTTAAAGGGGTAACCCACCATGATATCCCTTCAAGCCTCGACCAGGGAGCTTGGGAGAACCCCCTTAAGGACCGACGCAATCAGATCGATCGGAAACCGGTCTGTCGCGCTCGAAAGGTCGACGGAGTAGAGGGTCACCCCCCTACCCCATCGCCTGACATGGTCCACAAAGGATCCCTGAGAGAACGTCACATCCTGAGGGATTCTTCGAAGGATATCAAAGAGAAAGAAATGAAGCGGGCGAAGCGCCGACTGGGACCAAAAGTCCAGCATAGCGATCACCCGAGTCTTCCCTTCTTTATCTGGGATACCCCCAATCCTCCGAAAGGTGCCCACCTGAACCTTAAAAAGCTTCAGTGGCACCGATTGGAGGAGAGGAATCATCTCCAGGACCTGCTCAATGTTCTCAGAGAGCAGCTCCCCCCCAAGCACCTTGATGCTCTCGATCAGGGTCCCAGGGAGGGACACAAGATCAGAAAGAGCACCAAGGATAGCCGGACCCCCACCGGGGCCCGCCTTGAGTGAGAGGTGATGTTCTTCCCACTGGAAGGACACGGAAGAAGGTACCTTCCCCGAAGATCGTAGGTTGGCCCAAAAAGGGCCAACCCACTCTTCTCAGGGAGGACAGTCCTTCACCTTGGAAGGACCCGTGATTGAAGTCACGTCCACCTCCACAGGGAGGTGGAACGAGCGCAGTGCAGTGAAAACTGTGAGAACCATCCGAATTACCGGAGGCTCTCTTTTCAGTAGAACCGCTGCTGCCTTGTGACCCCAAACGCGCGTCATCCGTAGGCGAAGCCTGCCCTCCTCAGGAGACCCCGGAGTCGAACCTAGGTATTGGAGGTACC